ACTAATGACGTATTCTACGCACCACAACCATTCCCATCATGGATACTAAACAATACAACATGGTTATGGGAAGCACCTGTATCTATGCCTACAGATGGTAAAGTATATAAGTGGAATGAATCCATTACTAACTGGGAAGAAGTAACACTTTAAGGAGCAATAAATGTTTGGAATAGCTAGTTTTTCCCAAGCTCCCTTTAGTTCGTTAGCAGGAAGATTTGTAGAAGCGTCAGCAGTCATAACAGCAGACGCAACCGTAAGTGCGTCAGGTACAAGATTTAGAACATCTGCAGCAAGCATTAACGCTACTGCAACAGTTACAGTTACTACAAGCGGTGCATTGGTATTTGGCACAGCATCTATAAACGGCTTTGCAGACGTATCTGCTATAGCTACAAGAACGCAATTTGGTAGTGGTGCAATATTAGGAACAGCTACAGTATCTGCTACTGGCGGTTCTATAGCACTAGCTTCAGCAAGTATCACAGCAACAGGTACAGTAACAGCATTAGGTTCATTACTAAACTCTGGCATTGCTTCTATTACAGCCAACGCTACAGTTTCAGTAACATATAACAGAATTAGATTACAAAGTGGCTCTATTACAGGAACTGCTACAGTAACAGCACTTGGTGGTTACATTATTGATGGTCATGCAGATATAGATGCTTACGCACTATTATCAGCAAGTCCTAACGCTATATTGGCAGGATATGCTTATGTAGAAGGTGTAGGAGCAGTAACCGTTCAAGGTACAATATTAGGCGAAGAGTGGGTAGATGTACCAGCAGGAACAGAAACATGGACACCAGTTGCAGCAGGTTCAGAAACATGGACAGCAGTATCAGCTTCTACAGATACATGGACAATAGTTACAGCAGGAACAGAAACTTGGACTGATACAACTCCAAGTACAGACACATGGTTACGACAAGGATAAAAGATGGCAAAGACAAAAATTAGTGAATATTCAGCAACGTCTGCAGATAATACAGACATTAGCAATATTAACATTGCAGAAGGATGTTCTCCTGCTAACGTAAACAACGCTATTAGAACTTTAATGGCACAGATTAAAGATTTACAAGCAGGTACGTCAGGTGACACTATTCCATTAACAGCAGGCGGCACAGGTGCAGCCAATGCTACTACCGCTAGAAGTAATTTAGGTCTTGTTATTGGTACTAATGTTCAAGCATATGATGCAAATACTGTCTTTGATGATGTATCAGCTACATTTACTGCTGCAAATTCATTTACTGCTAAACAAACATTTACTGGATCATCTTCAGTTATTTCATCTAAATTTGTTAATGCTTTAGAAGGTGTAACAGTATCAGCAACAGCAGCTACTGGCACTATTAACTATGATGTAACTACACAATCTATTCTATTCTATACAAGCAATGCTTCAGCTAATTGGACTGTAAACTTTAGAGGTTCATCTGGCACAAGTTTAAATACTGCAATGGCTACAGGTGAGTCTATTACAGTTGTATTTTTAGTAACTAACGGCACAACAGCATATTATAATAACGCAGTCACTATTGACGGTACATCTGTTACTCCTAAATGGCAAGGTGGTTCTGCTCCTACAGTAGGTAATGCTTCTAGTGTAGACGCTTATTCATATTCTATTGTTAAAACAGGTTCTGCAGCATACACAGTATTTGCTTCACAAGTTCAATTTAAGTAGGATAAAACATGCCTTTATTACATCGTACTGGTGGTATGGGAGCTAAAGGTTTTGGGCTTACAAGCGTAAATACGTTTAGTTTTACAGCTACAATATCATCTAATACTACAAGTTATAATTTAGTTACAGCAGCAACTGCAGCAGGATGGAATGGTGTTGCACCCCTTATTGCTAATATTACTGTTAATAGTGGTGTATCTATTGCTGGCACAGGAAACACTACAAGTTCAGCATTTATTTTAACTAGCACAATACCTACAAAAAGTATTATTACTCTTACTAATAACGGTACTATTTATGGTGCAGGCGGTGCTGGAGGACGTACAAATTATGCTGGAGAATTATTTCAAGAAGCTGGTAACGTATCAGGCATTGGTACTGGAGGTAGTAACGGATATAACCCATACGGTGACGGTAACCCAGCTGTAAGTGGCTCAAGTGCTAGTGACGGATCTACAGCTATTTATGTTACTACTGACTGTACATTTAACATATATAACTACGGAAAAATAACAGGTGGTGGTGGCGGTGCTGGCGGGCAAGGCTCAAACAATGCAGGTGGTGGTAGTGGAGGCAATGGAGGCATTGCTTTAGTAGAAACAAGCACCCCTACAATTACACTTTATAACCAATCAGGTGGTACATTTGGTGGTGGTGGTGGTGGTGGCTCTGGATGGGGAAATAGAAATTCAGGAGCAACTCAAGGCGGCACTACAGGTGTAAACGCTATAATTAGTAGTGATGGTGGTGGTAACTTTGGCTCACAAGGTACAGCAGGTCGTTCATCTACTAATAATGCAACAACACTATTTTCAGGTGCAGGCACACATTCACTATGACAACACAACGCATACAATTTAAAGACTGGTTACCTGATCAACCTAGTATTCTAGATACAGTATCAGAAGCTAATAATGTCATTCCTTTAGCAATAGGATATGGTCCATTTAAATCAGCGGTAAACTATTCAGGCGTAGCTACAGAAGCACTTACTAACTGTTTTGCAGCTAAAGTAAATGCAGATGTATCTGTATTTGCAGGTGGTGCTACTAAATTATTTAAAGTATCCGCTACAGACTTATCTATGGAAGATGTATCTAAAGCAGCAGGATACACAGGTATTAATAGATGGCAATTTGTGCAGTTTGGTAACTATGCATTAGCTTCTAATGGCTCTGAAAAAATACAATATTTTGATGTAAACTCATCTACAGACTTTGCAGATTTAGCAGCAGCAGCACCAATAGCTAAATACATTACAGTAGTTCGTGACTTTGTAGTAGGTGCTAATATAGCTGCTGGTACATATCCTTCACGAGTAAACTGGTCAGATATTAATGACCCTACAGATTGGACAGCAGGCGGTGCATCACAAAGTGATTTCCAAGAACTTCCTGACGGTGGTGACATTACAGGGATTGTTGGTGGCGAGTTTGGTATAGTATTCCTAGAAAAAGCCATTGTCCGTATGTCATATATTGGCTCACCATTATTCTTTCAATTTGACACTATCTCTCGTAACGTAGGTTGTATAGAAGGTGGCTCTATAGCTCAATATGGTGGAGTAGCATACTTCCTATCAGATGATGGTTTCTATTCATGTAACGGTCAACAAGTAACAGGTATTGGTTCAGAAAAAGTAGACAGATATTTCTTTAACAACGCTAACATTGGCGATATTGACTCTATATCAGCAGCAGTAGACCCAGAACGTAATTTAGTTATTTGGAATTACACAACAGTTTCAGGTAATAGAGCTTTACTTATCTATAACTTTGAAACAAAAAAATGGTGTGAAGCTGATACAGACGTAAACTTTTTATCAACTCTAGCTACAACAGGTACAACATTAGACGGTATAGACTCTGCTTATAACATAACAGCAGGTTCTTTTGTCGTAGGTAAGTCATACACAATTAGAAGTGTAGGAACAACAGATTACACGCTTATAGGTGCAGTCGCTAATACTGTAGGCGTATTATTTACAGCAACAGGTGTAGGTTCGGGCACAGGTGTTGCTATAGATATGGCAGCCTCTGCTGCAGCAACCAGAACTATAGATACTCTTGCTACAACACTAGACGATAGACTTTATGCTGGTGGTAAATTCTTATTTGGTGGTGTTCGTGATACTAGAATTATTACATTCACAGGATTACCAGCAACAGCTACTATCACTACAAACGATTTAGAGTATGGTTATAACTCTGTGCTTACCCTTATTAGACCTTCTGTAGATAGTGGCTCTGCAGACGTTTCTGTGGCTTCTAGACGTATGTTAGATGATACCATTACATATTCAACACCTATATCAGCAAGTTCAGAAAACAGATGTCCAGTACGAAGTGCAGGTCGTTATCACAGAGTAAGTCTTACCCCTACAGGTGCTAACTGGTTTTCAGCTATTGGATTAGATTTAGATTACACAGAGCAAGGAACTAGATAATGGCTCGTAGTGATATGTACCGTAAACTTGCTTGGACAGGTGGCGATCCAAGACAAGTTGCAGAGATAGTAAATAACCTTGTAGAAGGTAAATCCAACAACACAGGTGAAGTTACTCTAGCTACAGGAAATGCTACTACAACGACCATTTATGATGAACGTATAGGTTAT